CATCTACACACACATCAAGCTCGAGCCGGGAGGCAAGAGCTACAAGGTGTGTCAGGAGATCGACGGCCTCCAAGTGCCCGGCTCAGAAGGCACCTATCCCTCCGATGCCCCCGAGTTCATCTTCCTCCGCCTTACGCGCGTCGATGGAGAGGACTACGGACGCGGCCTGATCGAGGAGAACATCGGGGACCTCACGTCCTACGACGCGCTCCAGCAGTCGATCATCACCACCGCAGCCAATCAGGCTGACCTCAAATGGCTCGTTGACCCCAACGGGCAGACCAACGTCCGTCACCTCAAGGACGCTCCATCTGGCGAGTACGTCGCCGGGCGGAAGAAGGACGTGGACGCGCTCACCGTCGACAAGTTCGCCGACATGCGCTCCGCGACCGAAGTCCGTGACGACATCAAGGTCTCCCTCTCGTTCGTCTTCCTGCTCAACTCCGCAGTCCGCCGCAACGGCGAGCGCGTGACCGCAGTGGAGATCCGCGAGGTGGCCCGCGAGCTCGAGGATTCCTTCGGTGGGGTCTACACCATCCTCTCCCAGGACCTCCAACTGAACGTCGTCAAGCGCTACGAGCGCCGAGCGGAGAAGGCCGGGAACCTCACCTCGATCCCCAAGAACGTGGTGAAGCCGGTCATCGTGACGGGCCTCGAGTCCATCGGCCGCTCGCACGACCTCGACAAGATCCGCCTCTTCTTCGACGAGCTCACCCGGCTCGCGACGATCGACCCCGAAGTGGCCCGCTACCTCCACACGGGGGAGTGGATCAACCGCATCGGCACGGCCCTCGCGGTCCCCCAGAAGGGACTGGTCCGTGACGGCGAAGAGGTCCAGGCCGAGATCCAGAAGGAACGACAGGATGCCCAGCGCGCGGAGCTCATGTCCCGCGCCGCCCCCAACGCCATCAACCAACTCGGGTCCGCGATGCAGAACGCCCAGGCCCCGCAAGAGGAGCCGTAAATGGCCGCTCGCAAATCCCGCAAGTCCAAGAAAGAGTCGCCCACCCCGACCGAGGAGAACGAGGCCACCCAGAGTGCCCCCGAGGCCGCCGTCGCCGACGACACCAGCACGGCCCCCGCAGAACCCGCCGAGAACCACGAGGGGCAGAGTGACCCCCAGCCACCGGCGGCGAAGAAGCGAGGCATCACCCCTTCGCGCCCGATTGCCAACGCCCAGGCCAACGAGGACGTCCCTCCCGCCCGGGCTGACAAGCCGGACCTGTTCCGGCCCGTCGACATCCGTCATCCGGTTCCCGGCCCCGGCCGTGGGATCTACGTCACCGCGATGCAGAACATCCGCACCGGCGAGATCGTCCACACGCCCGGAGTCCAGGCCCTGATCGACGCCCAGGAGGAATAGAACCCATGGCTGCCGAAACCTACGACGCCATCTCTGCCAACTTCGTCCCCGAGGACACCCCCGTCGAGACGCCGGCCCCGGTCGAAGAGTCCGCGACGGAAGAGACCCCGGTCGAAGAACCCGCCACGCCCGTCGAAGAAGCGCCCACCGAAGCGGCGCCCGTCGAAGAAGCTGCGGCGGAGAGTGACGACACCCAGGAGCCGTCCGACGACGAGCTCGGTGGGGACGACGCGACCGAGCAGGCGGTGGCCGACGAGGCCGGCATCTCTGTGCAGGAACTCGCCGAGGAGTTCACCAGCAACCAGGGTCAGTGGTCCGAAGAGACCACGGCCAAGCTGGTCACCGCAGTCGAGAAGCTGCTCGACACGGACTCCGAAGAGGCTGCACAGCTGGTGCAGGACTTCGCGGAAGGCAAGCGTGCCCAGGCGAAGCTGGCGGCCATCGACCTCTATTCCGTCATCGGAGGTGAGGAGAAGTACCCCGCGATCCAGAAGTGGGCGCAGGCCACCCTCTCCCCCGAAGACCTCGCCGCGCATGACCGAGCGATCCAGAACGCGCAGAAGGTGAACGACCTGGAAGGCATGAAGGACGCCCTCCGAACCCTCAAGTCCAAGTACGACTCCCACGTCGGAACGGCACGGACCGTTGTCGAATCCGATGGCGCTCCGTCCTCCAACGAACCCCCGATCATGTCCGTGCAGGAGCTCGCAACGATCAAGTCGAGCCCCGAGTACAAGGCCGACCCGAACTACCGGGCTCGAGTCTCTGCTCGCCTCCGCGCAGGCATGGCCACCGGGCAGTACCGCAACTGATCCCCTCAGTTCCCTGACGGTCTGCCTCTAGGACCCCCACCTAATGTCCGATCAGACTCCCTCCCTTATTGGCGTAGCCAATCACTCCGGTGCCGTCCCCGCGGCCACCGCCGACCAGCGTGTCCTGGCCCTCCAGGAGTTCGCCGGTGAAGTCCTCGAAGCCTTCGACACCGCACAGGTCGCGAAGGCGGGTGAGCACTACCGCCTCCACCGTGTCACCCAGGGCAAGTCCCACTCGTGGCCGGAAATCTGGAAGGCCGTGGCCCAGAACCACACCCCCGGTGTGGAGATCGACGGCCAGATCATCCAGCACGGTGAGCGCCTGATCACCATCGACGACCTCGACGTGGCCCCGGTCTTCGTCGCGGACATCGACGAGATGATCATGCACTACGATGCGCGACAGCCGTACGCGCACCAGCTGGGTCAGTCCCTCGCGAACCTCAACGAGGGCAACTTCTACCGCTCGGCCTTCCTCGCGGCCCGCGAGACCACGCAGCCGACGAACGCGCTTGACCCGGGCTCGAACGAGAAGGACGGCAACCGCGTCACGAACGCGGACATCTCCGGCACGAACATGGCCGGCGTCCGAGCCGACCTCATCGAGGCGCTCTACCTCGTCGCCCAGACGCTCGACCAGCGCGACGTCCCGGACATGAACGACCGCAACATCTGGCTCGCCCCCGCGCAGTATTACCTGCTCATCTCGGCCGGGTCGGACATCGTGAACCGCGACTTCGGTGGCGAGGGCTCGGTGCAGCGTGCGGACATCCGGCTCGTGGCCAACATGAAGGTCAACAAGAGCAACAACCTGCGGCAGATCGTGGGCGTCAACGAGGTGGCCACGCCGCCGTCGGGTGTCGCCACGAAGTACCGCGCGGACAACACCAACGCCATCGCCCTGGTCACCCACCGCGATGCCGTGGGTTGCGTCGAGCTCCTCGGAATGCAGACGCAGGCCGAATACAGCGTCCGCCTCCAGGGCTCACTGCTCGTCGCCCGCAAGGCGAACGGCATGGGCACGCTCCGCCCCGAGGCCGCCGTCGAGCTCGCGTCGGTCTAGGACCACGCACACATCTCCATCCTCGTGATGGATCTAGCGACCCCCGTCCCGGTTCCTCCTCCTGCCGGGGCGGGGGTCCGCTTGGAGACCTCCCATGCCCTCTGCCACGACCCCCACCTCTCTGATCGAGGCCGTCAACATCATCCTCGATGGCATTGGCGAGGCCCCGATCAACTCCCTCATCTCCGACAACGAAGACGTCAACAAGGCGCTCGCTCGGATCGACGAGGCGTCTCGAGACATCCAGGGCTACGGTCTCTGGTTCACCACCGAGACCACCGACATCTCGCCTGATGGCTCTGGCGAGTACCCCCTCACACCGGACGTCATCACGGCCAAGGCGGTCAACTTCCTCGACCGCCACTTCGTCATCCGTGGCAGCCGTATGTACGACCGGAAGAACGCGCGCTTCAACTCCAACACCGAGGACCTGAAGGTCGAGCTCATCCGACTGCTCGACTTCGAGGACCTTCCGGAGGAGGCACGCCGGGCGGTCTTCGTCCAGGCCGCGCGCAAGTTCGGAGACCGGATCATCGGCTCCACAGTCCTCCACCAGCTTCTCTCAGCGGATGAAGGCTCGGCTCAGCGCCGCCTCATGTCCCGCAACCTCGAGATGGAACGCTGGAACTCCCTCGATAGCCCCACCACATCCAAGGCGGTACTGCGCCGGAGAATCTGATGCCCCTCGACTTCGTCACCGTACCGGCGCTTACCAACGGCGTGAGCCGTCAGGCCCCGCTGCTTCGGCTCGACTCGCAGGCCGAGAACCAGAAGAACTTCCTCTCCGAGATCACGGGAGGCGTCACCGACCGTCCGCCGGCAGGCATCGTGGCCACCGTCACCGGGGCCGCCCTGCCCGCCGATGGGTTCTACCACCCCATCATCCGCGACGAGTCCGAGCAGTACGAGGTGGTCATCCCCGGCGATGGCACCCTGCGCGTCTTCGCGAAGGACGGAACCGAGCAGACGGTCAACGCCATCTCCGCTGCGGCCCAGACCTACCTGACCTCTTCGGGCAACGCTCGGGATGCCTTCCGGGCTCGGACGATCGTGGACAACACCTTCGTCACGAACCGGGAGATCGACACCGAGATCGACTCGGGCACGCTGAGCGCAGCCGAGCGGAACATCGCCCTCTTCTGGGTCCGTCAGACCTCCCAGGGCATGGTCATCCAGGTCAACATGAAGCACGCCTACGGGCCTGCCGGCTGGAAGAGTACCAACCTCGTCTCGGTGGCAGCGGACAACGCCGTTCCGACCATCTACACCGAGCCCTCCATCACGACGACGCTCACGGACGAGAGCCCTACCCTCGTCGCTCGGGCCGAGACTACGAACACGGCCCAGACCGTGCAGTCCGACTTCCAGACCAACCGGATGGCGCAACGCCTCTGGCGGGCCCTCAAGGAGGTCATCGCTCAGCATGTGACCGCTGCGTACGGGTCGCAGTCCATGGCGACTTGGTCGGTGTTCACGACGCCGACCTCCGTAGCCCGGAACTCCATCATCGGTGTCGACGGCGACCAGACCCTTCAGGGCTCCGTGGTAGCGATCGAAAGCACCACCGCCGCCGACGACACGGTCCGCTTCACGGCGGAAGCCTCGGGCGGTACAGACTTCGTCAAGGTCGCCCACCGGGCCGTGGAGAGTCTTCTCGACCTTCCCGCCAAGGGAGCCCCTGTAGGCTTCAAGATTCGGGTACAGGAAGAGACGGGCGACGAGCTCGATGACTGGTACGGCGAGTTCGATGGCTCCTCCTGGTCGGAGGTAGTCGGCTTCGAGGTCCCCCTTGGGTTCGACGCCGACACCATGCCCCACATCCTACGTCGAGAGTCCAACGGGACCTTCACCTTCGAGGTGTTCTCGTGGGCGCAGCGAACGGCCGGCGACGAGGTCTCCAACCCTGACCCGGGATTCATCGGGAAGCCGATCAAGAACGTCACGCTCTACAAGAACCGCCTCGCCTTCGTCTACGAAGACGGCGTGGCCTTCAGCGAGTCCGGCATCTTCGGGAACTTCTGGGCCACCACCGCTCGGCAGCTCCTCGCATCGGACCCGATCGACATCTCCATCGACGCCGGCTCGGGCGCCCCGCGCTACGAGTCTGCGGTCCCATACGATCAGGCCCTTCTGGTCTGGTCGGCGGACGGGCAGGCAGTGGTCAAGGGAACCGACATCTTCTCTGCGGAGACGGTCTCGGCCGACCTCGCCACCGAGTACGAAGCTGACCTCAGCCTCGAGCCCATCGCGACCGGCAACACCTTCCTCTTCCAGGCCCCCAACGGGACCGTCTGGGAGTACGTCCCGGGCTCCTCGAGCGGCACCTACGCTGCCATCGACATCACCGCACACATCCCCGGCTACCTCCCCGGCGACTTCACCTGGGCCGCCGCCTCCCGTGCGAAGTCCCTCGTCATCTTCGGCTCTGCCTCCAACCGCAACAAGCTCTACGCCTACCGCTACTTCTACGACAGCGTGAACAAGATCCAGAGCTCGTGGTCGGAGTGGGAGCTCAACGAGGACATCGACATCCACGGAGGCGACTTCTTCGGGGAAGAGCTCATCCTGTTCGCTGACGTCGACACGAACGCCAACGCCACCACGACCCGGATGATGCTCAGCCTGGACTTCAACCCCACGGCTCCTACGGGCTTCTCCGATCCCCTCTACCTGGACGTCATGGAGACGGTCACGGTAGGCGTGTCGGCCTACGATGCCGCGCTGAACCGCACCACCGTCGTGATGCCGTACGCAATCGCGTCGGGGGATGGCTACCGGGCCGTCATCGGGGACGGAGACCCAACCCGATTCGGCGACGTAATGGGCGCCGAGACGACGGGGACCGACCTGTTCATCTATGGGGAGATCCCGCAAGGGACCGAAGTCCACGTTGGCCGGGTCTACAGCCGTATCTACGAGCCGTCGAAGTTCGTCCTCCGATCCCCCTCTCGGGACAACCGCAGAACCCCGCAGCCGGTCACCAACGCTCGAGTCCAGGTCCGCCGGGTGCGGGCTGAGCTCGGCCGTACCGGTTACCTGCGGGCAGAGATCAACCGAGACGGTACGAAGTTCTCGGAGAAGGTCTTCACCCCTGCGGTGGTGGGAGGGCCGGTCGGTTTCGTCACGCCCGTGGACTCGGACAGCTTCGAGTTCTCGGTGGGTGCTAACGCCGACGGACTCAGTATCCAGCTGATCAACGACACCCACCTCCCGAGCGAGCTCCTCAGCCTCAGCTACGAGGCGCTCTACCACAACCGCAGTGTGAGGACCCGATGACCACCAGCCCTGCCCTCCTGCTCCGGCCCGCCACGCCTGACGCCGCGCGCAGCCTCGCCCCTTGCCTGCGCTTCCAGGACGTGTGCGAGATCAAAGCCAGCTCCGGCCTCTCCCCCTCCGCCTCCCTCCTCCGAGGGGTCGAGATTTCGGAGTGGGCCTACGCCGTCGAGCTCGAGGGCAAGGTGGCGGCACTCTTCGGTGTGGCCGAAATGGCCCCGGGGAGTGCCGCCTTCCGCATCGGTGTTCCGTGGCTACTCGGGGCCGACGCCTTCTTCCGCGAGGTCGGCACCTTCCGCCTCCACCGGCAGGCGCTCGAGTGGCTCAAGCGTATGCACGAGGACTTCCCATACCTCGTCAACGTCGTCGACTCGAGGAACGTGTCGGCGATCCAGTGGCTCAGCCGTCTCGGCTTCGAGTTCACCGCCCTCCATCCCCGTTACGGAGCGGCACAGCTCCCCTTCATCCAATTCGAGAGGTTCGACGAGTCATGTGTGACCCCGTCTCTCTAGGCATCGCCGCGGTCACCATCGGTGTGGCCTCCACC